CTGCACCCTCCGGAATCGGCGATCCATCGAGCTTGTATGATGTCAATACCTCATGGGGGGGGTCCTGGCAGCCATTACATCAATACTAAGCGATATTATGCCTCCTACCAATAGGGGCGGAAGGCCCCGGAAGCCGGATCGCTTAAAACGACTGCATGGCACGGATCGAAAGGACCGAAAGCGCAATAGTATTGTGGTGAAACGAAAAATGCCGCGGAGACCAGTGGGGTTGAGCTCGCAGGCCGTACGCATCTGGAACTCACTTGGGCCACAAATACATGAGCTAGGGTTACTAAATGAGATAGACTCCTCCGCATTTGGTGTATTTTGCCAAGCATATGGTGATTGGTTAGAGCTGACTCGGCATCTGAACCGACTTGGAGTTCTTAATTGGTATCAAGTTACGGACTCAGGCTATCGACAAGTGATTCCAGAGGTCGGTGCTAGAAATACAGCTCTACAAACGATGAATAAGTTCGGATCAAAATTCGGACTCGATCCATCCAGTAGATCGGGTTTCAATATAGAGGAAAATAAATTAACTGAAACGGAAGAATTTTTGTTCCCTACTAAGGTTATTGCGTGACTACAGCTACGTTGAGCCGGGCAGACGTTACAAAAAAAGCTGAAAAAAAATACATAGCCGAGTTATTGAAAACAGATCGCGCTTTGGGAGAACTGGAAAAGTTGGCTCGTGCTCGTATTGTCAAAGCTCATAAAGAGTGGCCAGCAAAGGGACATTGGTTTGACATAGAAGCTGGTAAACGGGTGGTAAAGTTTGTTGAAAATTACTGCCGACACTATAAAGGTGAATGGGCTGGGATGCCCATGTTACTAGAAAATTGGCAAAAACTTATTATCGTGGAAGCTTTCGGTTGGAAACGAGCTGATGGTTACCGATTACACAGAACTGTATGGTTGGAACTGGGTCGTAAAAATGGTAAATCGGCTTTGGCTTCGGCTCTGGCAGTTTATTTACTTTTGGCAGATGCGGAACCAGGAGCTGAGATTTACAGCAGTGCCACGAAACGTGATCAAGCTAAAATCGTATTCGATGCAGCCAAAGAAATCGTAAACCAAAGTCCGGCATTGGCTGAATACATAAAAGTGCAACGAGGAAACTTGAGTGTATTGCGTACGAGATCCAAGTTTGAACCTCTCAGTTCCGAGTCCAATACTCTGGATGGCTTGAATCCTCACGGCAACATAATTGATGAACTACATAGTCATCGGGATCGAATGGTATGGGACAAGCTAATCACAGCGCAAGCTTCTCGACGCCAACCTATGAACCTACTGATTACGACAGCTGGGATTTATGATACGGAACAGATAGGTTTTGTACTGCACGACCATGCTGTTGCTATTCTAAATGGGCAAATTGAGGATGACAGTTGGTTCGCCTGGATCAGTGCGGCTGATGAAGGCGATGATCCTTATGAATTGACTACTTGGGAAAAAGCGAACCCGAATCTTGGTGTCAGTATTTACGCTAGCTTTTTGGAACAAAGAGCTGCTGAAGCATTGAGCCAACCCAGTTCACTGAACTCGTTTATGCGACTGCATTTGAACCAATGGACGCAACAGCTGGAACGCTGGCTCGATATGGGTGATTGGGACACATGTAATGGGGAAGTGGATTTGAATGAGCTGGAGGAACGAGAATGTTACATGGGGCTCGATCTTAGCTCGAAGCTTGACATAACAGCACTTGCATTATTTTTCCCACCACTAGAGGATGAGTCATGGAAACTGTGGGTACGATGTTATATTCCACAGGAATCCATGCACGATCGGGAACGAACTGAACATATCCCGTATTCAATGTGGGCACGAGATGGTTGGATTGTTCCAACTGAAGGTGATGTGATTGATTACAAATGGATTCAAGACGACATCGCTAAGTTGAGTGAGCGTTTCAATGTTCAGGAATTAGCTTATGACCCATGGTCATGTCAGCAAACAGCTCTACATTGCCGGGACGAGATCGGTTTGAATGTCGTGCCTATACGTCAAGGATTTATGAGTTTATCGGAACCAACAAAAGAGTTTGAACGACTCGTTGTATCTGGTAAATTAGCTCACGGAGGTAATCCCTGTCTCGCATGGATGGCAAATAATGTAACTGTAAAACATGACCCTGCGGGCAATATCAAACCTGACAAAGGTAAATCACAACGACATAAAATTGATGGCATCGTAGCCTCAATCATTGCACTAGCAAGAGCGTCACTTGGTGATGGTGGTGCCAGCGTTTACGAAACTGAAGGGATTATGGTGATATGAAAAAATTGGACTTAAGGGATGTGCATATTTACGGAGGGATGGTAGCGATAGGTATTGGTGTACTGGGCTTTTTAGGATGGCCGGGAGCTTTGGTTGCACTGGGAGCTGTGAGCTGGTTTATGGGAGTTTATCGAATGGGACGACTCTAAATGTCAATATTTAGCGTACTTGAGGAACGGTTATCACCGGGACCGGGTGACGATTTTTGGTACGAACCGGTTACAAAATTTCGGGATGAAGCTGACATAACCGCCACTAGTGCGTTGCGGTCCACTCCTGTATGGGCTGCAGTAAACGTGATAGCTGGAACGATCGGTAGTTTGCCTTTGATTTTATACCGTCAAACAGAAAATGGCGGTAAGGAGGAGGCTATTGACCTACCACTGTATGATATGTTGCGATGGAAGCCAAACTCGTATCAAACAGCTATCGAATTCTTCGAAATGGGACAAGGACATTTATGTCTCAGGGGAAACGCATTTTTCAGACTGGAAATAAATCGAGCCGATGAATTGCGGGCTATCGTACCATTACATCCCGACAGAATCAAACTCAAGTTATTGTCTGACGGAGTGATCGAATACCATTACGATGAAGGAACAGGTCAGCCAAGAGCATTTTCAAGTGAGGAAATACTTCATATCAAAGGTTTGAGTTCGGATGGTCTTATTGGCTATAGTCCGATCACTGTTGGTGCGGGACCTGTGGCTCTATCATTTGCGGCTGAACATTATGGAAGTCGATTTTTTCAAAATTCCGCAACACCATCAGGTATTTTATCGCACCCCGGTAAACTGAAGCCAGAAAGTCGGTCAAATATACGCAATAGTTGGAAGGCAGCTCATGGGAATGGTAAACAACATAGCGTTGCGTTACTTGAGGAAGGTCTGAGCTGGACGGCATTATCAGTCAGTCCTGAGGAAGCGCAATTTCTGGAAACACGTAAATATCAAGCGGAAGAAGTAGCTCGTTTATTCAACGTGCCACCTCATCTGTTAATGCTCTTGGATCGGTCTACGTTTAATAATGTCGTGGAACAAAACAAGTCTTTTGCGATCAACTGTTTGACACCATGGGCTGTGAGGTGGGAACAGGCAATCCGCAAATCCATATTGGAACGTTTTACGGAACCGGGAACATTCGTGCAGTTCGATATGGACTCATTATTGAGACCCGATACGATGGCAAGAGCGCAGGCCAATCAAATTCTATTACAGAATGGTGCTCTCAGTATTGATGAATGGCGTGCCCGGGAAAACTTGAATCCGTTGAATGATAGAGCTGGTGAGGTTCATTGGATGCCATTGAACATAGCTCCTGTATCAGTCGCTGAATCGGGACCGAGTGATGATGGTGCGGAAAATATGTTGCGAGAAGAGTTGCGAAGTCATGGTATGGAAATTGATGACACGATTCCGATACTGTCATTGCGAAGCTTGGGTAATCGCCGAAAAATAGCTGAAGCTTCTCGACCATTACTTCAAGATGCGGCTCAAAAATTATTACGCAGAGAAGTAAAAATTGTGCGTAGGATGATGAAGAAACAACTCAATGGCGGAGCTAGAGAAGAACGAGGCACTGATGGTTTGTTTCAAGAGCTAGAAGAATTCTACCATGGTGAATTTGCGGAAGTAATTGCGGAAATGATGCTACCGGTTGTACGCAGTTATGCTCGCCAGATTTATACGCAAGCCGCATTGGAAATAGGTTATCCGCCAGAGTTTACTACTGAACTTGAAGAGTTTATTCGTGAATATGTTGCCAAATCGAGTTCATACCATGCGATGACATCTCGTCAACGACTCCAAACTATCCTAAGTGATAGCAGTTTCGAAGAAGTTTTGAATGGGTTAGAAATCGAGCTGGCCGATTGGTTGGAAAATAGAGCTAACAAAATCGGGATCAAGCAAATGACGGAAGGCAATGGGGCATTTAGTAAATATGCTTATATTGCTGGAGGAGTTACGGCATTGCGATGGGTTACAGCTGGACCAGCCAACTGTCCATTCTGTAAAAAATTATCCGGTGTTGTAGTGGGAACGGTATCAAATTTTGTAGAAGCCGGTCAAACTGTGGAAAGTGGTAGTGATAAATTGCGAGCTCGACAGAATATAGGACATCCGCCACTTCATGGTGGCTGTGATTGTTTTATTTCGCCAAGTTTCTGAACTGGGAGTACTAATGAGTATTGAACATCGAGACTACGATTTTGGGGGATTGGAAATACGAGATGTGGATGGTGACCGCAAAATTCGTGGTATGGCCATTCCGTTTAATCGAGACAGTAGTGATTTGGGGGGTTTTCGTGAACGTATAGATCCAGGAGCTTTGAACCGCAGTCTTGAATCTTCGGATGTTGTAATGCTCTGGCAACATGATTCGGCGCAACCTATTACGAGACAATCAACTGGGCTGACATTGGAAATCCGCAAATCGGGTGTATGGTTCGAAACACCGGCCAGCGATTTCACAGAACGGCAACTGGATTTATTGCAACGGGGTGTGGTGAAACAAATGTCGTTTGGATTTTTGACAAATGAGGATGAGTGGGAACAAGAACGAAAGCCGGTGCGGAGAACTTTAATGGATATCGAGCTTCGAGAAATAAGTCCCGTCACCTGGCCAGCATATAAACAAACTAGCGTAGCGGTGCGATCGGCTTTGGATGCTGGAATCGACATCCGCGTTGTGCCGGACAATATCAGTACAGCGATAGAAGAAGATCGCAGAGTGGAATGGAGTCGTCCGCGACTGGAGGATTTCACAAGTGAACAGTGGAGTTCTCTCAGTGATAGTGAACGGGACAAGATAGCTGGACATTTTACTTGGAGTCCGACAATGCCTCCAGAAACGTTCAGCGAACTGTCGCTACCTCACCATAGGGCTTCCGACGGCAAGGTGATCTGGCGGGGGTTAACGGCGGCTGCAGGGAGGCTAGATCAAACACGCCTTCCCGATAGTGCAGTTGGAGCTGTCAAAGCACATTTGGCTGCTCATTATAAGGCATTCGGCGAAACTGCTCCATGGGACAGAAGTGAGCCAACTCCGGAAATACAACGAGAAAAGTTGCGGTTGATTAGTCTTGATTTATAGATTTTCGAAGTCAGGGATTATCCAAATCATCCAAATCCATTGACTTCTATGTACAAGGAAATGAAATTGTTAGTAATCATTTGAAAAGTACGGAAAAATACACGGGCCCAGACGGGGCAAACAAACCGAATATTTTTTCTGGATCAGCGCGTGACGCAAGCACGAGCGCGGCTGCCCCATTTATTGGACCCATTTATGACGTGGGGCCAGGGGCGGCGTCCCCTGCTTCACCTAGCCAAAGGGGACACAACACGTGAACATCACTCGCCAGAAAGCGCGGGAACTCAGGGATGAATGTGAAAAATTACTGAGTACCGCAGAGGCAGAGGGTCGTTCACTCTCCGAGGACGAACAAAAGAGTTATGATACAAAGTTCGGCGAACTTGAGAGTGCACTAGCCCAAATCAAGCGAGCAGATAAGCTTGCTTCTGTCAGTGCAGGACTTTCGGAGCCAGCAAGTCAGTCAGTGGGACCGACGGCAGCTCTTGCTCCGGAACAGATTCGTGATAGTGAAGAAGTAGAGGTAAGAGTAGTAAAGGACCGTGCAGTAGAACGCGGTTTCGATAATATTGGCGAACAGCTTCAGGCTATCGCCAATGCCAGTCATCCAGAATCTCGTTTCGAGAATATTGATAAACGACTTTTCTGGTTACAGGAACGAGGTGGGAATCCTAAAAATGAAACTCGTCAATCGGGCGCCAATGAAGCAGTGGCAAGCGAAGGTGGGTATCTTGTACAAAAGGATTTCAACGATACTATTTTGGAACGCACCTATGCAATCGGCGAGATCGCTTCAAGAGTGACTCGGCAGGCCATCGGTCCAAATGCCAACGGTTTGAAATTCAACATTATTGATGAATCAAGTCGGGCAAATGGTAGCAGATGGGGTGGTGTGCGAGCTTACTGGACAGCTGAAGCAGCCGCGTTGACTGCTTCACAGCCTACGTTTGCACAAGTAGAGCTGACACTTAATAAGCTCACGGCTCTTTTTTATGCAACGGAAGAGCTTCTGATGGATCAAACGGCACTAGCAGGTTTGGTGGAGAGGGTCGTACCTGAGGAAATCAGTTTTAAAGTTGAGGATGCAATTCTTGACGGAACAGGTGCAGGGCAACCTCTTGGCATCACTAACTCAGCAGCAAATGTCACGATCGCCAAGGAAAGTGGTCAGACTGCTACCACGATCGTAGCAAATAATGTTGAGAAAATGTGGTCCCGTTGTTGGGGTCCAAGTCGCTCCACAGCAGTGTGGTTAATTAACCAGGATTGTGAAGCCTCGCTCATGGCTATGGCCGATGCAAACAGCAACGCAATCTACCTACCACCACTTGGTTTGAGTGACACACCATTCAGTAGAATCATGAATAGACCAGTGTTGACATCGGAATACTGTGCTACACTAGGTACGGTGGGCGATATTCGGCTCATTGACTTCAGTCAGTATATGTTGATCGACAAGGGAGCTGTTCGTGGGGATAGTTCAATGCACGTTCGCTTTCTCTATGATGAACGAGCATTTCGCTGGATGTATCGTTGCGACGGTCAGCCAATGTGGAACAATCCATTGACTCCGTACAACGGTAGCAACACCCTTTCGCCATTCTTAGACCTCGCAACCAGGAGCTAGAAACCAATGGCAGCTCAAGGATTTAGTATTGGTGAAGGCCAGGGCCATTTTGTTCTTGGTGTGGCACCGGTTGATATTGATGCCGGAGCGCAGACATCGGATGCGTTCAAGATGACCAACTACAGTCATGCCACGATTATCATAGCATTAGGTGTGACTGGCGCGGCCTCAACTGTTACGGTCAAGGAGAATACAGACGCGTCTGGAAGTGGAGCCACAGCCATAGCATTTAGTTACTATGCTGAGGAAACGGCAGCTGGAGATACGACTGGGGCTAGAACCTCAGCAACATCATCCGGTTTCGCTACTTCCACGAATGATGGTGTGTTTTACATCATTGAGCTTAACGCGGAAGATTTATCCGATGGCTCGGAGTGGGTAACTGTACATATGTCGGACCCGGGAGCGGCCACCTTTGCTTCAATAGGTGTGGTACTTTCCGGAGCTCGTTATGCCGAGGTACAGGCACCTACAGCCATAGCGTAAATTGATGAAGTTGGGTAGGGGGGTTTTCGAATCCCTCTGCCCACTTCTCACGCCGTTGGAGGCATGATTATGGGTATAGCTATAAAGTTACTTGACGGACATTTGAAGGGTCAAGTCTATGTGGAACGTGATGATCTGGCTGAAGCACTTATTTCAACCGGTCAAGCGATGCACGCGTCTTTTGAGGATCAAAATTTGGCAGTTCAACAAGAAGCGGAAACGCCAGAATCCTCGCCAGCAAAACCGATCAGTCGAATGACTATTGCGGAATTAAAAAAAGAAGTGGCACGAAGAGGACTATCAGTAGGTAAAGGTAGTGGAAAAGATGGTGCGGTACTCAAAAGTGATCTGCTTGATACACTGAGTTAGTGCGGTGAAACAAACGCCGTGGGATCGCATCGTCACGACAACAGCCGCAGTCACGGAACCCGTTAGTTTAGATCGGGTAAAGCGTTCACTCGGATTAGATAACGTCAGGGACTTTGACACAACTCTCCAAGAGTTGATTCTCAGTGCCACGAACGCTGTGAGTAATGATCTAGGTCGGGCATTGGTTACTACCACCTATACTCTTTATTTGCAAAAGTGGCCGGGACGAGAAATTCAATTACCGTATCCTCCGTTGGTTGCAGTAGATTCCATAAAGTATTATGGCGATGCTACTGAAACACTAGACACCTTCAGTAGTGGAAGCTACACGGTATCTAGTGGGGGTGATCCGGGTATAGTATGGCTGAATGAAAATAAGGATTGGCCCGATTTGATGAATAGGCCGAATCCGATAGAAGTTCAATTTCAAGCTGGTTATGGAAGCGATGCGGATGATGTACCGGCGGCCATTCAAGCTGCTGTAACTATGACCGCAGCTTATTTCTTTGAACAACCTATTCCGGTGATTACGGGAGTTACGGCCACAGAATTACCTTTAGGTGCATCTCGTTTGATAGATTCCGAAAGGTTTGAACGTTACTGATGGCTAAGAAAAAATCTCGACTTCGAACTAAATTGATGTTTCAACGAGATACGCGAAGCAAAGATACGGATGGCTTTGAAACAGCAGACTGGACAGACAAGGGTGAACGATTCTGTCAAGTAGAACCATTACAGGGTCGAGAATATTGGGATGCCCATGCCGTACTGGGCTCACAGGGGTTGAGAATTAGGACGCATTACGATTCAACGATAGCTGATGTCGAGCCCGATCGTTGGCGTATTAAAAATGGTAGTACTATTTACGATATTCAGTCGATGGTTAATGTTGATTTAGGTAATCGCTATCTTGAGTTTTTGTGTACGACGGGTACGGGAGTACTGGACTGATGCCGAAAACCGGTACATTGAGAGTTGACGGGGACAAAGAATTGATCCGCCAATTTCGCAATCTGTCGAAAGGAATGGGTGAACGAGCGTTGGTTTATGCTGTCACTCAAGGAGCTGAATTGATTGTCAACGAAGCTAAAATGCGAGCTCCTGTACGAACAGGTCGATTGAGGGAGAGTATCACGGCAAAACCACTTGGAACTACGGAACGCAAAAGTGCCAGTGTGGGTGTATCTTGGCGTGTTGGTAAAGCTTCTCGAACTCCGGCATTTTATGGAGCTGTCGTTGAAAAAGGAAGCAAACCACGAGAACGAAAAACATGGCGAAAAAAACCACTATCAACCGGACCAGTGAGTACGGGAACTATGCCATCACGTCCATTTCTTGAGCCTGCGTATGATGCGAAAAAACAGGCTGCCGTACGACAAATCAAAGTAGAATTAAGTAGGCTGATTAGGAGAGCAGCCAAACGTGGCTGATCAAATAGAGGACGTGATCTATTCACGTTTACAAGCAACTTCCGGGGTGACGGATTTAGTATCCACACGATGCTATCCTATTCGAAGGCCGGCTGACGCTTCACTTCCATTAGTGGTATTCGAACGCATCAGTGAAGTATGTCCCCCGGCGATGGTATCTGATCCGGGCAACGTGATTTCACGATTTCGATTTAGTTGCCAAGCAGATACTCCGGAAAATGCCAGAGCGATTGCGGCTGAGGTCAAGGCAAGTATAGGATACTATAAAGATTCGACAACCACTCCAGTGGTGGATGGTTGTTTACCAGCATCGTCTTTTGAGGAATTCGATCTAGCAGCTGATCTTTTTGCGGTGGAAAAAGACTTTTCCATAGCGTATAGGGAATAAAAAATGGCAACCTTTGTACAGACGAATGTGGGACTTTATTGGGGTGGTTATTCATTGGCATCCACGTTTAATGCGATCGGATTATCAATGGGTTCCGCGGCCGTGGACGATACGGTTTATGGTGATACGTTTGTGAGCAATACCCCCGGCCTGTCGTCTGTGACCCTGGAAGGGGAAGGATACTGGAGTTCAACGGAAGATTCTATATTGTTTAGTTCCCTTGGGACTGATGATACAGTGGTCACGGTGACTCCAGTAGATCAGGCGGCAGGCTCTCCAGCAATTTTTTCCAAACTGACAGAAAGCGAATATACACCCCTAGATGGTACAGTGGGTGATATGGCTTCCTTCAAACTTACGGGTGAAGGTAGAGGTGAAAAAGCCGTCAGTGGCGAAATTCTGATAATACCCGCCACATATACATCTTCCTCGGAATCCGCAACTAATGCTTCGATCGGAGCAGTAAGTGCTACGCAAAAAGTATATAGTGCACTTCATGTTACGGCAGCCAGTGGTTCATTGGATGTGATTGTGGAGAGTGCCCCGTCCAACTGGTCAAGTGAATCGACGAGAATCACGCATACCCAGTTCACATCTATAGGTGCAGAAATGAAATCCGCGGCTGGGGCAATTACAGATGCCTATTGGCGGGTTAAGTATACAATATCTGGTGGTGGTTCTTTTGATTTTATTGTTTCATTAGCCATAATTTAAGGAGTAAACCATGGCAACCCTCGTGATGAATGATGCGTATGTTTCAATAGCCGGAGTGGATTTGAGTGATCATGTTCGCACGGTCACTCTGGACGCCGGTCAAAATATGCTTGATGACACAGCTATGGGCGATGCGTTTCAAAGTAATGCGGCCGGTCTAGCTACGTGGTCAGTTACTATTGAGTTCCTGCAGGATTATGCGGCCAGTAAGGTGGACGCAACACTTCAAGGGGAGCTCGGAATCGGTAATAGTACGGCACTGATCTTTTTCCCGGCCGGTTCGTCTATCGGAGTTACGAATCCGAAATACAGTGGAACCGGAGTACTTGAATCATATAACCCAATCGCTGGAACGGTTGGGGATCAAGCAATGGCTTCAGCCACGTTCCAGAGTGCTTCAGCACTGGCTAGGGCCACGAGTTAATAGCAGTAAAAACTTCCCCTTCCAAGAGGTTAGGAGCATGAGTATACATAATGGAGTATTAAGTAAAAAGGCGATTCTCGAAGCTGTTGATTTAAACCAACAGACGATTGAAGTGCCCGAATGGGGTGGTACCGTAATTATTCGAGAGCTTACGGGACGAGAACGAGATGCTTTTGAGGAAGGCTCATTGGATAGAAATAAAAATGTAACAATGAACAATATCCGAGCCCGTCTAGTTGCGATGAGTGCTATTGATACCGAAGGAAATAGATTATTCACTAATGCTGATGCTCAAGCTTTAGGTGAAAAAAGCGCCACCGCACTTAACCGTTGTTTTGAAGCTTCGGCTTCATTGTCAGGAATCACGAGTTCAGATATAGACGAACTTGAGGGAAACTCAGAAGCAGCTCATCCAGAATCGCTTGGTTCGATCTCGCAGAATTGATGGGCTGCCCTGTATCCGAACTACAAGATCGAATGACCTCACGAGAATTCGGTGAATGGATTGCCCGGGCTCGTATTAAAGCTGAGGAAGCGGAACAAGCTGAAATGACAGCCCGTGTGGATGCTCGAATGAGAGCTAGAACATGACATTATCCAAACTTCGAGTGGTATTGGAAGCCAGCACTAGTGCTTTCAATCGTGCAATGGATAAGTCCGGTAAACGAATAAAAACGTTCAGCGGGCGTATTAAAAAACTTGGTGTGGCAATGCGAGCATTTGCCTCACAGATTGGTATAGCGGTGGCGGCAGTATTGGGTATCGGGGTCGCAATGAAAAAAGCCTTCGATCTTGGGGCTGGAATTGCGGAAACACAATCAAAATTCAATACAGTATTCGGCCCAGAAGCTTCAGCTCAGGTACAAGGGTTTTTAGATGGTTTCGCAAATAAAGCTGGTTTAACGAATACTGAAGCTCAAGGTTTAGTAGCAACGACCGGAGCTATTGCTCAAGGATTGGGATTCAGCCAAAAAGCATCTGGTGAGTTTTCTCAAAGCATAACGTCCTTGGCTGGTGATTTATCATCGTTTAATAATATTCCCACTG